TGGATTTTGAACAGGAAATGTCACCATTTGGATTTATTGAAGATGGTAGAACTGAAGAAGTTGTAGTAGAAGATGGTGATGTATGGAAAGTAGAGGATATGACGAAAAAAGGCTATTTTTCATCAAAATTATGAAAATTATAAATAATCAACAAATAATTAGAAATAATTATTCATGCCTGAGTAAATAAGGAGATTAAGAGATGGCATTTCAACTTTCACCAGGAATTAATGTCTCCGAAGTAGATTTGACAACTGTAGTACCAGCAGTGGCTACTACGGTAGGTGGTTTAGTGGGCGAAGCTGTATGGGGTCCAGTAAATCAGGTTATTTCTATCTCAAGTGAAGATAGATTTGTAAGTGTTTTTGGCAAACCTGACGCAAATACCTATAAAACATTTTATACAGCCGCAAACTTTCTTACATATGGTAATGATCTGAGATTTGTTCGTACAGCAAATTCAGGGACATATAATGCAACAAGCAACACAACAGCAGCTAATCGTCAAGTTAAGAATCTTGATGATTACAATAATATTTCAAACTTAGGTGCTACAGAATATTGGATTGCAAAATATCCAGGTGCTATTGGTAATTCACTACAAGTTAGTGTATGCTCAAATAATAGCACATTTTCAACATGGGCACAAGGTAACACAATTTTTGATTCAGCACCAAGCACATCCACATTCGTTAGCGACAAAAATGGTGCAAATGATGAAATGCATATTGTTGTTATTGACCGTCTAGGACAATTTACTGGAACTGCAAATACAGTTCTTGAAAAATTCGGATTCGTATCAAAAGCTTCAGATGCTATGAATTCAGACGGAACCAGTAATTACTATGTCAATGTTATTAACAATACTTCCAAATATATTTGGTGGGGTAAGCATCTAGACACATCATGGGGTGCTACAGCATCAGGAACCACATTTGCCAGCATTGCAGTTAATACTTCAAATCTTGCAAACGGTGCCACAGCAGCAACAACCGCTGGTAACTATCAAACATCATGGGATCTATTCAATAACGCAGATTCTAGCGATGCTTCGCTTCTAATGACGGGTCAAAAGACAGATAATTCAACAATAGTAAATTATGTAATTGCTATTGCAGAATCAAGAAAAGATGTTATGGTCTTTGTTTCACCACAACAAACAGATGTTGTTAATAATGCAGGTAATGAAGCAACAAGCGTTGTAGCTACTAGAAATGCATTAACATCATCTTCATACGCAGTAATGGATTGCGGATGGAAGTATCAATATGACAAGTATAATGACGTATATCGTTGGGTACCTCTAAACGGTGATGTTGCAGGACTATGCGTTCGTACAGATTTACAACGTGATCCATGGTTCTCACCAGCTGGTTTCAACAGAGGTCAGATTCTTAATGTTGTTAAATTAGCATGGAATCCAACAAAGTCTGATCGTGATACACTTTACAAGAATGGTGTAAATCCAGTTGTTACATTCCCAGGAGAAGGTACTCTTCTTTATGGTGATAAGACAATGTTAAGTCGTCCAAGCGCATTTGATAGAATTAATGTTCGCCGTCTATTCATTGTTCTTGAACAATCTATTACAAGAGCAGCACGTTCATCATTATTTGAATTCAATGATGATTTCACTCGCGCACAGTTTGTTTCTATTGTGGAACCATTCCTACGCGATGTAAAAGGTCGTCGTGGTATCTACGATTATCGTGTTGTTTGCGATACAACAAATAATACATCACAAGTTATTGATGCAAATCAATTTGTTGGCGATATCTATATCAAACCTGCACGTTCAATCAATTTCATTCAACTTAACTTTGTAGCCGTTCGTACAGGTGTAAGTTTTGATGAAATTGTTGGTAAGTTTTAATAAATAGAGAGAGGGAGAACCAATATGGCTTTCAATGTAAATGAATTCCGCTCTCAAATGCAGGGCGATGGTGCAAGACCAAATCTATTTGAAGTTGTTATGCCATTTCCTAACTTTGCAGCACCTGGAAATGCATCACAAAAAATGACATTTATGTGCAGAACAGCACAACTACCTGGATCCACAGTAGGTGTTGTGCCTGTTCAATATTTTGGTCGTGAACTAAAGTTTGTAGGAAATAGAACTTTTGCTGATTGGACAGTAACCGTTATCAATGATGAAGATTTCCAGATCCGTAACTCTTTTGAGCGTTGGATGAATGGATTAAATAGTCATAGTCTTAACGTGCGTAATCCGCTTGCATTCAATCCGAATGCTTATACTGTTGATAGCGAAGTTCGTCAATACGGCAAGAAAGGTGATACTCTAAAGAAATATAAGTTTATTGGAGTATTTCCAACAGATGTAGCACCAATTGATGTTGATTGGGGTTCAAATGATACAATTGAAGAATTTAGTGTGACATTATCATATCAATGGTGGGAATCCGTTGAAACTGGTGTTGTTTAAATAGAAGAGGGGATTTTCCCCTCTTTTATGATTTTATAATGGAATAAAACCAATGGCATTCAAACTTTTCGGGTTTAGTTTAGGTAAAAAAGATTTAACTCAGGTGACTCCACCTGAGCAACCTGTATTTTCGCTTCCACAACCAGCAATAGAAGATGGTGCTATTACCATCACACAAGGTGCTTATTATGGCACTTATGTTGATCTGGAAGGTTCAGTCAGAAATGAGATTGAGCTTATTACCAGATATCGTGAAATGTCTTTACATCCAGAATGTGATCAAGCTATTACAGAAATTGTTACAGAAGCTTTCACACTGGATCCACAAGGACAGATTGTCAGTATCAATCTTGACAAATTAAATCAACCAGATTCCATCAAAAAGAAAATTCGTGATGAATTTGATGGCATCAAGAGAATGCTTAATTTCTCAAATCTAGGTGATGAAATCTTCAAGCGTTGGTATGTTGATGGAAGATTATATTATCATGCAGTTGTTGATGAAAGTAATCCAAAACAAGGTATTCAAGAATTACGTTTTATTGATCCAAGAAAGATCAGAAAAGTTCGTGAAGTCCAAAAACAACGTGATCTTAAAACAGGTCTAGAAACAATTAAAGCAGTTTCGGAATATTATGTATTCAATGAAAGAGGATTAGCAGCGCAATCATACACAGCATCCGTTAATCAAGGATCAAGAATTGCTCCTGATTCTATTATTAATGTCAATTCTGGTATGATGGATGGTAAGAACGTAATGGTTGTTTCTTATCTTCACAAAGCAATCAAATCATTAAATCAATTAAGAATGATTGAAGATGCTGTTGTAATTTATCGTCTTTCCCGTGCGCCAGAACGTAGAGTATTCTATATTGACGTAGGTAATCTTCCTAAATTAAAAGCAGAACAGTATTTGCGTGATATCATGATCAAGTATCGTAATAAGCTTGTTTATGATGCAAGTACAGGAGAAGTTCGTGATGAAAGAAAACATCTTTCAATGCTTGAAGATTTCTGGTTGCCAAGAAGAGAAGGTGGAAGAGGTACGGAAATTACTACACTTCCAGCTGGACAGAATTTAGGTCAAATAGATGATGTTATCTATTTCCGTAAAGTATTATACAAGACATTAAATGTTCCTATTGGTAGATTAGATCCAGAATCCACAGGTGGCGGATTTATGGGTATTGATCGGACCGCTGAAATAACAAGAGAAGAAGTAAAGTTTGCTAAGTTTGTCAATAGACTTCGTAATAGATTCTCAATGTTATTTGATTCAATTCTTCGCGTACAACTATCATTAAAAGGTATTTGTACAGTCCAAGAATGGGAACAAATGCAAGAATCAATTAAATATGATTATGTGGAAGATAATAATTATGCAGAAATGCGTAATACAGAATTACTTCGTGAAAGAATTAATACACTTAACTTGATTGTTCCTTATGTTGGAACATATTTTTCACAGAATTGGGTTAAGAAAAATGTTCTAATGATGGATGATGATACTATTGAAAATATGCAAAAAGAAATAGAATCAGAACCACAACCAGAACAACCAGGTGAAGAAGATCAAGGTCAAGACATACAAGGTCAAGATCAAGAACCACAAGCTGAACCACAAGATACTGATCAAGATACTGAATCAGATCAGAGTTCAGATTCGGAATCTGCAACACCAGAATTAGATGCTGCTGTTGCTAAATATGCAAATATGGATCCGAAAAAATTAAGAGCGGTTAAATAAAGGAAAATATTATGGATTTTATCACATTAGTTGGTCAAGAAAATAATGTTGAAGCTCAACAAGAATTAAACAACATGCTTTCACAGAAAGTTGTTGATGCGTTAAACGCAAAGAAAATTGAAGTTGCTGCATCTCTATTTGGTGCATCAACAGAACAAACTACGGAAACCGAATAATGAAATCTCTTTCTCTTATCAAAGAAAGTTTAAAAGTTGAAGAAGAAACTGTTGAAGAAGTAGAAGCAACAGAACTTGAATTGAATGAAGATACTGCTGAGTTCAATCCACCTTCAGTTTTAATGCTTAAGAGAAAAGCTATTCGTGTATATCCAAACAGAACAAGAATTGCATTATATTATAATGATAAATTGAAGAGATATTTTTCAATACCTTATACTGTGGATCCAACTAATTTAATGGCTCCAGATGCGCCAATTCAAGCTGATGAAAGTGTCAATGAAGCTGTTATGGACACATTGCATAAGATTGTTAAGAATAAGCAAGCGCAATCTGTTAAGTTTGCAACTGGCCATACAAAGAAAGTTGATGGATTTACAGCATCGGCTATGACACAAGTACATAATGCATTGAATGATGAGAATAAGAAGAAATATGCTGATATGGTACATAAGAGTCCAGAACATTTTGAGAAAGCAAGAGCTTTTGCATTCAAGCATGTGAAATAAAATGTCACATGAAATTATTGAACACATTATTAAAGGAAATCTTGAAGAGGCAAAGAGTTTAATAGTTGAACAATTAGCTAATAACATAGCTAAGAAATTGGCTTCTAGAAGAAGAATTATAGGAACACAATTCTTCAAAGAAGCTAATACTGTCAGAATGGGAAGAACAAAACTGATTCGTAGAAGAATCAGAAGAGGTAAAGTACAAAAGAATGTTAGGAAATCTGCTGTAAAAGGATATACATTACAAGCAGGTAAGTTAAGAAGAATTACTGCAATACAAAGAGTTCATATGAGTAGAACTCAGAAACGTGCGGCCAGAAAGAGAAAGACGCACATGAGAACTACGGTAAGGAAGAGAGCAAGAAGTATTTTACGCAGAAAAACAATGGGAATAAAATAAAATGTCATACGAAGTCATTAATACTTTAAAAGGACCTTCTGTTGTTAGAACAGATGGTGTAGGAACTTATACAATTACTCTTGCTAATTTATCGGCCAATTCTACTCAAGAATCTGTTGATAGTGCTTCAATCAAGAGAATTTTATGGTCAACTAATGGAAACATTACTATTGCAAGAAATTCCAGCAATATGGTAACTTTATACAATAGTGGTGAAATGAAATTATCAGAATTGAATTATAGTATGGCTAATACAGCAACAGGAAACATTGTTGTGACTATAACATCAGGTGGATCTTGCATTCTACAAGTTTCCAAGACTGCTACTTACTCGCCTGTACTATAAGGAAATAACATGAAACTTATTAAAGAATACGTTGAAGCAGTAAAGTATCTTACTGAAGCTGATGAAAAGACAGGTAAGAAAGCATATTATATTGAAGGTGTCTTTATGCAATCAGAAAGACCCAACAAGAATAATAGAAAGTATCTATTTGAGACATTAAATCGTGAAGTAGGACGTTATAATGATCAATATATTTCACAGAATAGAGCATATGGAGAGTTAGGTCATCCAGATACACCTACCATTAATTTGGAGAGAGTATCACATATGATCAAGGAATTGAAGGTAGATGGCACAGATTTTTATGGTCGTGCAAAGATTATGGAGACTCCATATGGAAATATTGTTAAAAGTTTGATAGATGAGGGTGCTCAATTAGGAGTATCTTCAAGAGGTATGGGAAGTTTGATACCTGGACGCGATGGATGTAATGTTGTACAGGATGATTTTCGTTTGGCTACTGCTGCTGATATTGTGGCGGATCCATCGGCGCCTGACGCATTTGTTCAAGGTATTAGAGAAGGGAAAGAATGGCTATTTGTAGAAGGTCGATTCGTAGAGGTCGATATTGATAATGCTAAAACTGCTTTGTTGAAAGCAAATCGCAAAGAGATTGAAGAAGTTGCAGTAAAACTTTTTGAAAATTTCTTGCAAAAACTTTAATTTTATAAATAAGAAATCATAAGGAGATTTTCAATGCAAAAAACACTTATTGAAGCAGCGGCAGATATGCTTGCACAAAGCAAGCGCAATGCACCTGCTATGCCTCTAGAAAAGGTAAAAGGGGAAGTTGACGACCTTGGTGGCCCAACACCACAGAATTTCAAATCAACAGATGATTCATCAAAGATTGATGCGTCTAAGGGTGTAAAGAAACAAGCTGAAGCACCAAAGACAAAGCCATCTGGTGCATCTGGAGACACACAACTTAATATGGCTTCAGCTAACAAGCCAGTTAAGGAAGAAGAAGAAGTTGATGAAGATGTTCAGACCATTGACGAAGATATTTCCAATATTTTCAGTGGCGAAGAAAATCTTTCAGAAGAATTCAAACAAAGAGTTGCAACAATTTTTGAAGCAAGAGTTAATGATCGTATCAGCAGCTTAAAGGAAGAATTAGAAACAACCTATGCTTCTCAGCTAGAAGAAGCTGTTGCACAGATCAATACTGAGCTTACAGACAAGGTAAATGATTATCTTGACTATGTTGTTGAACAATGGATGGAAGAAAACGAAGTGGCAATTGAAAGCGGACTTCGTTCAGAACTTGTAGATGATTTCATTGGCGGATTGCGTAATCTATTTGCAGAACATTATATTGATGTTCCAGAAGATAAAGTTGATCTTGTTGATGAACTAGCAGGAAAAGTTGAAGAACTAGAAGCTTCGTTGAATGAAGAAATTCAACGTGGCATGGAATACAAGAAACAACTTGTAGAATCAAAGAAGGCAGAAGTGCTTCATGTTGTTTGTGATGGTTTAACAGATGTTCAAGCTGAAAAAATCAAATCACTCGCAGAGAGTGTAGAGTTCTCCACAGAGGAAGAATACACAGAAAAACTTGAAACTATCCGTGAAAATTATTTCCCATCAGGGGTAAAGAAAGCTACTGAAGCTGCATTGAATGAACAAGTTGAAGATGAAGGCAAGCAAGTAATTGCTGATCCAGTAATGAAAGCATATGCCGAAACAATTAGAAAAACAATACCTCGTTAATTTTAGGAGAACTTTCAAATGTACTTAACAGAAGAACTACAGAAAAAGTGGAGCCCAGTTCTAGATCATCCTGATCTAGCTCCAATTAAAGATCCATATCGTAAGGCAGTTACCGCTATGGTTCTTGAGAACCAACAACGTGCTTTCCAAGAAGAAAACAAGATTCTTATGGAAGCATCACCAGCTAACGCAACCGGTGGTGGTCTAACAGGTGGCGCAGCAGCAGGTGGTCCAATGGCTGGTTTTGATCCAATTCTTATCAGTCTTGTTCGTCGTTCATTGCCTAACCTTATTGCTTATGATATTTGCGGTGTTCAGCCTATGACTGGACCTACCGGTCTTATCTTTGCAATGCGTAGCACAGCTACAACAGCAAACGTAACAGCAGGTGCAGCAGAAACATTCTACAATGAAGTTAATAGCGCATTTTCTGGTACTGGTGCTCAAACCGCTCTTTCTCTTGCAGCTAATACTGCTCTAGGAAGCCAGAACGTATTTGCTTCAACAGTTACAACCGGTTCAGCTTTAACAACTGCATCTGGTGAAGCTCTTGGAACAACTACATCACCAGCTGGTGGTACTTTCAATGAAATGGCATTCAGCATTGAAAAAGTTACCGTTACTGCTAAGACACGCGCTCTAAAAGCAGAATACACAATGGAACTTGCACAAGACCTTAAGGCAGTTCATGGTCTTGACGCTGAAACCGAACTAAGCAATATCCTTTCAGCAGAAATTCTTGCTGAAATCAACCGTGAAGTTGTTCGTACAATCTACTCAGTTGCTAAAGTTGGTGCACAAGTTGGTACAACAACCCAAGGTACTTTTGACCTAGACACCGACTCAAACGGTCGTTGGATGGTTGAAAAGATTAAAGGTCTTGCATTCCAAATTGAACGTGAAGCTAACTACATTGCAAAAGATACCCGTCGTGGTAAGGGTAACATTGTAATCTGCTCTTCAGACGTTGCATCAGCATTTGCAATGGCTGGAATTCTTGATTACAACTCAGCCCTACAAGGTCAAGTTAACCTAACAGTTGACGATACTGGTAACACCTTTGCAGGTACAATGTTCGGTCGTATCAAGGTTTATATTGATCCATATTTCCCACAAGGTACAACTTCTGAGTTTGCCGTTGTTGGTTACAAAGGTTCAAATGCATATGACGCAGGTATTTTCTACTGCCCATACGTTCCTCTACAAATGGTTCGTGCAGTTGATACTGGATCTTTCCAACCTAAGATTGGTTTCAAGACTCGTTACGGTCTAGTTGCTAACCCATTTGCTCAAGGTCTAACACAAGGTCTTGGCGCTCTAAACGCTATGACAAATGTGTACTACCGCGCAATGAAAGTTGCAAACATTATGTAATTTTGCATTATCTACTAATAATAACAATAATAAGTAGAGAAGTTAAAGAGGGGATGAAAATC